GGTAAATTACCAAAATGGACAAAAAATAACTCCATTTTCTCCATATGTACGGGATTGTCTGACCATACGGACCATCCTAACATTACGATAGGCACCGAAAGTAAAATCAAAATAAATTCGTCTTTCCAGTCTGAATTTCTAGATTCTAAAAGTTTTCCCGAGTATTCTAATTCCCCGTTCGCCATTTTTTCTGCATGCTTGGCTTGTGCATTTGCCATCATCATTTTAGTTTCTTGTTTCTTTTTATAGATGTGACTTCCTGCAGAAACGGCTAATTTAATTGCCGAAAACCACATGATTTAGTACCACTTACAAGTAGATTTTTTAGAAGCTAACATTCTCTTTTGGCCACTAACTTTATTCACAGTTGGTTGTCCTAAAGGAACTTTAATTTCTACTTCTTGGGAAAATCCATCTGCATTAGTATTTAGTGTGTTAGTGGAATCCGCTTTAGGCGTATCCGACACAACTTCACCAATGTACTTTGGGTTATTCCTTGTAAAAAATGTTTTATTTGTCATATTTTCTCCTTGGTTATTTATACACTATCTTCTCGGACCTTTCAAGATCCTAACGTCCATTTGTTTCATAAAGTCATTTTCTCTTTTAGCGTCAATTCCCATCTGAGTCTTCTCTAAAGAGGTATCCGCTCTAAGTTCTGCAAGCTCTTCTGCTTGATCTAATTTTCTGTCAAACTGACCTTGGTTCATCATAGCTTTCATTTTATCAATATTAATCTTTTCTTCTTCTTGCTCCCGTTTAGCACTGTTATCCATAGCTCTTAAATCAAGTTCTCTTGCTTTAAGTTTAGCAATAGGGTCTCCACCGTACTCTCCACTGATTTTAGCCTCTTCATTTTTAAATTCTTCTGTAGATTCTGCAATTAGTTTAGCTTTTCTAGACTCTAAAGCCATTGACATTTGCATCATCTGTTGTTGAACTTGTGGATTTTGTCCCATTTGTGGATTTTGTTGTATTTGTTGTTGTAGCATCATTAATTTTTGTATTTCTTCTCTAAATTCTACCTCTAATTGCTCTTGTGCCATCATAGATATGTGTTCAAATATGTTTTTTTCTAAATTAGCCATTACCACCGGTGAATTTCTTGCAACATTACTAGCCATAAAATTTAAATGGGTTGTAATATGAGCTTGATGGTCTTGTCCTTTAAAAGCTTGAAAAGGTTTATTAGACATTGCTAAAATATTTTCACTAGCAGGGTCTATGGGACTTGGTGGTTGAGGTGGTGGTAAGATTTGATCAATATTTTTTACACCAATTGCTTCATACATATGTCTGTATGCCTCATATAAATTATGCATTCCAGGGTTTGACTGTGCAAGTTGTAATTCTGTTTGTGCAAGGGATATTCTTTGTGACTGAGAAAAAATATTAGGGTCTGCAATAGGTAAAATATCTACTTTGTCATCAAAATCTGTAACTTTAATATTTCTTTGTCCACCTATTACGTCATAGGGATATTCTGGGGGTAAATAAGTTTTAAATACTCCAGCCAATAACTGAAACTCACTTTTCATTGCCACATATAATCTTTTGTGGATCGCTGACATGACCCTTGAACCACGTTCTAAGAGAGCTATAGTCGTTCCAACAGCCGCCTGTTGGTTGCCATCACCGACCTGCATGTCAGCGATGGAGGCAAATCTCTGCCCTGCCGAAACCACTATGCCCATCAACTGTAATAAAGTTTGTGACGGTTCTTTAAATGGTAAAGGCATAAATGCATCCTTGATACTTCCACCAGGTGCATCTACATCTCTGAATTCGCCGGGCTGTATAGACTGAGCCTCGTCTCTTACACGTATTCCACGTTGTTTGAATCCTGAAGGCAGGTTACTTAACGTACCCGCATCCAATAACTGTCTTAATGCAGTGGTTGCTGTTCTAGATAATCCACCAATCATGTGAATTAAACCAAAACCATAAAAACCCATTCCAGGTAAAAATTTAAAGTGTACAAAATATTCTTGTTTCTTTTTTAACGGATCATTTGGTAAATAATTTCTTCTAATAGATAATATTTCTGAACTACCTAACTCTAAGGTTACAATATAAGGAAGTTTAATTCCTGTGTTTTCTCCTGTGGAGTCTTTGTCTTCAAAACCTTCTAAATCTAAATCCGTATGAATTTCTAAAACGGTAAATACATCTTCGTCTTTAGTTCTTGTTAAACCTTCTAGATCTCTTTCTTTTTTTTCTACTTCCGTTTCTTCGTTGTAGCCAGGTTGTAATTCTATATCCTTATAAAAACCTGCTACTTGTTTTTTTCTTAAATCGTTCTCTGACATTTTAATAACATGAACCACTGCTTCAGAATCTGAAATAGAAGATGCGGTGTAAGGAACTAAAATATCATCGGCTGGAACAAATTTAGATACGGCTCTACCAAGTAGTTCATCATAGTAAACTTTCTTAAAAGCAGAGCCGCTGAGAGGCAGATAAAAAAGCATTTGGTCGAACTCGGGTTCATACTCTTTCATCACATCCATGAGCTGATAGTTCATGAATTCTTTTACACGATTAGACTGTTCTTCTTTTTGTCTAGAGGGTAATCCTAAAGATTGAGTGCTTACCGGTCCGGTAGCTGGTAGTAATTCTTTGTACGCCTGGGCTTGAAACTGTGTTACCGCTTCTGCTAGTACAGGGTGAGTTGCACCCGAAGCACCTTGAAAAGGTTGAGCAGGATTTTCATATTTAAATCCTAAAAGATCTAATCCTTGAGTATAACCTTTTTCCCAGTCCGATCTAGCTGCTTTATACGTTTGATAATTTTCTGCAAGTTCAGAAGATAGTTTTCCTAATACATCTTCTGGTAATAATTCTGCTAAGTTGTCTCCGTGACCTTCACCACCCGCTTGATTAACAGCTGCTGGATCAAAATTAATAGTAGCACTTCCATCTTCTTCTTCGGTAATGTCAATATCATCAGGACCTATTTGAGCTTCAAGGGTTTCTTGTTCTACTGTTGCTAGTTCCTCGTCGCTGGGTGTTTTAATTTCTGTTTCTACGTTTGGTAACGCTTTGTCTATATCCGCCATTTATATTCTCCGAGTTCATCACTGTTGTACTTTGTTTTATTGAAACATTCAACCCCTGTGGGCTAGGTCCTTTTAATGGTGGTATTTTATCAAATTTAACATACTCCATATTTTTAACTAAAGTTTTATTTTTAATCATCAAATAAACCTTTTCCTTTTCTATAATTATCAAACATCTCATACCCACTAATACCAGAAGATATTGCAAGACCCGGTAATCCAAATCTTCTAGATACCGTTTTTAATACCTTTGGACTAATTCCTAGTCGCATGATACTGGATGCAGTAGGACTGGAGAAAGCTGTGGCTTCCTTAACCAGGGAACCTGAAAAAGCAGGTCCTAAATAATTCATTGGGTTGGTAGCAATATCTAAAGTAGAATCTCCTTCTCTTACTTGATTAGTAAGATCCATGGCTGCTACCGGTAGTAGTGCTGCTGGCATTAAGCTCGTAGCTAATCCTTTTCCAAGGACTCCTTTAACAGGACCTAAAGCTGCCCTAGTTTTACTAACCCCTTTTTTGAGAGGACCTACAAATTTTGAATTAGAACGAACCCCTGTACGATCTTTAAAAAGTTCTTCTCCACCTGATGCGGCACCGCCTACTGTGGCTGCACCCATAACGGGAAGCTGTTGATCTAATACACTAGATTGTTCTGTTGCTGCCGTTGGAGATACTATTGGTTTTACCAACATATCTATTAACATACTTTTTTGCTGTCTCTCGTTAGATAAATAAGTACTAGAATCATCGTTTCTAAATTCTTTTACAAGACCAATACCGTCTTCTCCTAATGCATCTGCAAGAATTTGATCCGAGCTTTCAAGAGGCTGAATCATTACAACTCCAAGATTTTAGCAAGACCGCCTTTTGAAAAACCTACTCTTCCGCCTTTAGCATAACTTGGATCTAAATATTGTTCACCATAAAATTCTCTAATATAATCATCAACCGATCCTTCATATCCTTCATCTACATTTGCTTTATATTCTTGCATTAAATTTTTACTATACCGAAGTTTGTTATTAGTTCCTGGAACAATACCTGCATTTGAAAATCCTATTCTTCCGCCTTCTGCTTTTTTTTCAGGGAAAAGGAATTTAAATTTTTCAGGGAAAAATTTTTTATAATCTTTGTTCAATTGAACAGGACCTTTTTTCGCTCCAAATTTTTGTCTGTAGAAAGCTAATGTTTCTAAATATTCACTAATGATGCTTTGTTGCTCAAGTGATGATTTTAATACTTGTTTACTAGCATCCTCTTCCTTTTTTATCTTAGCTATATTTTTATATACTTGTGTTAAAGGTTTGCCTTGCATATCTAAACTAGAAGCTGCTGCAAATGCTTTGGAATATTTATTACCTTTTTGTTTAGGAGCGGGTATTGTACCTGGTGGTGCATTAGGAGATAGATCCACTGCATTTTGACGGCCTTTTCTATTTCCAGTGAGATCACCATCTCTATATGCTTTTTTAAATTTATCTCTAGTAGACATAGGTTTTGAAAATTTGTATCCTGCTTCTGGACCCGGTAGTACGGAAGCTATCTCAGGAGTCTCTTTTAGAGATCCCAGTCCCCCGGTCCCTGGTAACTGAGGCATTTTTTTCTCAAGGTCTAGCATGACGTTCATATTATCTATTAATTTCTGTCCTTGAACATTGTTTAATTTACCACCAGAAAAATAGCCCATAGAATCCTCAATCATGGGTAATACTTTTTCTTTACCAATTTTTAAATATGCTTCTGGGTTAATGTTTTGTTGAAATAGCATTCCATCCTTGGGCCCTGATCCCAGGAAATCAACGTTTGTTTTGGTGCCGAGGAACTTGGATGGATTAGCACCAAGCCTTTGAGCTAGTTTTACTGCAATTTCTAATAAAGTTTTATTAACCATAATATTTTATTTCGCCTCTTACTACCGGTTCATCTTTATAATCTTCAGGATGTCGAACCATACCACCCTGTCTAATACGCATGATCGCCTGTGTGGTACTATCTACATAGTCATCATGTTCCCCAAAAGGGAACGACGCACATTCCTCAACTACCTCTTGAGCAAAATGTTCATGCATTGGAGCCCATATCTTACCAGATTCAAATAAAGGTGCAACAGAATTCACACGTACATGTTTATCATTTCCACGTGAAGGAGTGAAGTTAATAACAGGGATATCCATTTGTCTAAGCTCATGGGTTAAAGGTAGACCCGAAGCTTTGGCTTCAATGATTACCATATCCGGTTTCCAATCTAAATATTGTTGATAAGCAAAACGTCTAAGCTCTGGAAATTCATATCGAGCTTTAAAAGCATCCATCAATATTAAATTCTGTCCACCCTCTTCCGTGGTAAAAACACCCCAAGTGGTAATAGCACTGTAATCTGATTTGGTTCCTTTGGTAAACGCGGTGTCATAAGATTGAATAATATATTCGGTTGGCGGTGGATATTTGGAAGTCCAGTCTTTCCACCATTCTCTTTTAATTAAAGCTCCCTCGTCCCCGGTCGGTTGTTGCATGTATTGTGCATTCCAGTTAGTAACTGGAATAGATGCTTTCGTCTTAAGTAATTCTTGCGCCGTCCAGAACTCAGGCCACACGGGTTTTCCATCGGGGAGCAGGGCTGGTAATTCCACTACATCCCATTGATCTGATCCTTCTTCACTCTGTGCTTTTAATAATTGTCCGGTTACATCTTTGGTAGACCATCTTGTCATTACAATAACGATAGCTCCACCAGGTTGTAAACGTTGACGTGGACCAGCCGTATACCAGTTCATAGCTTTTTCAAAAGCTTTACTGTCAGCTCTAATATCTTGTTCTTTATGTGGGTCATCAATAATCAATAAATCGGCACCACGACCCGTGATTGCTCCACCTACACCGGCTGCAAAGTATTCACCTCCTTGATCGGTTTTCCATTTCCCTGCTGCCTGACTATCTTCCTGTAGTCTGGTTTCAAAAAGTTCTTTATAATCATCTTGGTCAACCAAGTTCTTGGTCTTACGTCCAAAGTCAATGGCTAAGTCTGCTGTGTGAGTAGCTTGAATAATTTTTAGCTTTGGGTTTTTTCCAATCATCCATGCAGGTAATAGATAGGATGCAAATTCTGATTTGGTATGTCTTGGTGGCATATTGATAATAAGACGTTTGATCTTACCCTTAGCCAAATCGTTAAATTTTTTATTAATAATTTTGTGGTGAGAACCTTCAATGAATTCTGGCCAAACATATTTGACAAAACTTAAAAAATTTTTTGTAATATTTGGGCGAGCCTCATCTAAAGCAACGCTGCGTTCAAGCTCTAGTAATTTAGCACTTTCATCTGGAGTCAATCCATCTAAATTTTTTGTAATATTTTTTTGCATATTATTAATATGTTTTCAAAACTTTTACCTTAACTATGTGTATTAGTCTATATATACTAGGCTTAGGATCCCTATCTGTCAAAAAGGGGGGTCGACTTTTATAAAGTCAATACTTGTAATGGATCGGTCTGGTACCTCTATTGAATACTACATACATTGGGGGTGGGCCCGCCCAGTATTCTTTTATCCACATACAACTATAAAGTGATAGACACTATATGTGGGGGTATGCCTTTCTACATACCCCCAGCTGGGTTAGTTCAACACCGTGTTAGCAATATCATGCATCATACCTTTGGCAATACGAGATGTGAACTTCCAACGAGTCTCGTTGCCCGCCCATTTTCCCTCAATTTTTAAACCTATGTGTCTTTGTAAAGGAGCAGTGAACACTTCAGGTTTTCTTTCCTTGTTATTATACACCCTGTCCAAAATCATGCTTCTGATTATGATCTCTGGGATTGTCTGATCAGTTACCTCAGTAATACCAATCAACATTAATATGTGACCAATATCATCCGCCTCATTTCTTAATTTTGGATCGTCAAACTTTTCAGTTTCCGGGTTCCAAGATTTGTCGTTTACGTAGTGTACTTCTAGTGGCATTTGTTTTCCTTTCTGTTGTTAAGTAAAGTTATATAGGATCTAATAGGATAAACAAGAACTAATTTAATTTTATTTTCATCGGTCTGTGGATAACTTCTTAAATAAAAAAAAGGGTGGGCCCGCCCAATAAAATTTTAATCCACAAGCCACTACATCTAGTATGTAGATAATGCTTGACATACTAGATGTAGTTTAAATTATATTAACTTCCAACTAACTGAACACTCAAAGTTATTATAGGGAATAAATCCGTCTTTCTTTTCTTCCTGACTAATAGATTCTTCTATACACTCCTTTACTTGGTTTAAACCTTCTTTCTGTTCCTTGAATGATTTAAATCCTTGATGAGTGACTTCTACTTTTTTATCTTTCACAGTCATTTCAAATGTTTCTGTTTTTAGTTTCATTTGTTTTCCTCACTTTCTGTTTTTTTATTTTTTGTAGCGTCTATTTCATCATAGTCAATAACTTCATAAGTCATTTCTTCATCTTTTATTAACCCTTCAAAAATAACATCTTGCACTACACCACCCTCAACATATATTTTTATTCGTTTCATTTGTTTTCCTCACTTTCATATTCAGTTAACCAATCATCTATTGGTTGAGAAACATCATTTGGAATTTCTGTAATAGTTTCTGTGTTCCAAGTTTCGTTATCATCTACCCTCTCAACCCACTCAACAACGATAGCCCATGATTTTATTTTTTTCATCGTTTTCCTTTCCTTTCTTGATAGTTAATATCCTCTAAATGATTTAGAAGCATACACAAAGCTATTACAAATATACCAAAGGTAAATAGAGCAATAGCTATTAGAGATGTTAAACTATACATCTTGTCCCCGTTTCACTCTATACGAACCCGAAGCAGTCCTATAACTATTAGCGTCTAAATCAAAATAAGTTACTAATGGTTGCATAGTTTTTGAAAACCAATAACGGCATTTCAAATCCCACGTTCCGCGCCTATCGACAAACTTACCATGCTTTTTAGCATAGTAAGTAATAATAAATCTTTCACCATTAACCATTGATAACCCCCAATCCAATGATTAAGCAAAAAGATAACACCACTGTAAAAATAGTTAGGGCTCTGTTTTTTTGCTCTAATATAATTAATCGTTCTCTAGTTGAAAGTATTAACTTATTTTGCTTAGCCATAATATCAACTAATGCTTCTGCTTTTTTATCGTTCATTTTTTACCTTTCTGTTGTTACCCTATCCTATAACCAATAGGATAGGGATGTCAAGTGCTTATTTTACAGCTATCTGTAAAAGTTTATCAGGAATAGATAACCTTATATCTGCGCTACCCATTTCAGTTTGAAGCGTTTGAACAGTGGTTTGTATGTCGCTTCCAGTGTGAACAATTAATTTACAATTGTCCTTTTTTTCTTTTAAAGCATTAAATAACTTATGCCCTTTTTTAACGTGTCTTTCTGCTTCTCGATAACAAGCATTATCTAGGCGTGTAATAAAAAATTCAACGCCGTCTTCCTTAGGACTAAAATCGTGAAAGCTGTCGTTCCAGTCTCTATTCTTGGACAACCGTCCTAGCTTCTCGGACAAGGAAGTACCAATCAAAGCCACTTTATCTAAAAGTAGTCTTTCTGCTTGGTCTTTAGTTCTTATAAAGTCCCTATATTTTTTATCTGCTTGCTCCAACGCTTTCAACTCTTTACTGACACCACACTCCGAAGCAAAAGCACCTTTTCTTTTATCGGATAGCTTTTCTGCCTCAATGTTTATTTCAGTATCAAGTGACCGTTGTTTATCTGTGAATTTAGAATTAATTAATTCTTTAAAAAATTCTAGTTCATTTGATCGTATTGGTTTCATTTTTTTCCTTTCTGTTTATTTAGTGGTTGCCGTGTTTCTTATGTGAAAGTTTTTCAAAACACAATTTCGGGCTACCCTCGACTTTGCCGTCTTTCATGACCACCCTTGCAACCGTATTTCTTATAGGATATTGTAGGATATATGTCAAGTCTATTTTTTCACTTTATAGTTGCATTTAAATTTATTTTTTTTAGGGTGGGCCCGCCCAGATAATAGTAAGGCTGCAAGCAGGGTGGGCCCTCCCAAATATTAGCAAGCTCTCAAGCAGGGTGGGCCCTCCCATATAATTTTTAAGAGTTATCCACAGACCAGGGAAAATAAATAGTTGACAGATCCTATAATATCCTATACTGAAGATCTAATTAAACAGAAGGGAAAAAAATGAAAGTTGAACTTGTTACAAAAGACAGTAATCAAATCGAGTTGTACTGCTATAAAATAGCCTTAATGAAAGTAATCATTGAGAGTCAAAACAGCATTAAAGAAATAGATGCTAGATTAGAGATGCTCAAAAATAAGGAGGCTAAAAATGACTAAAGAAAAAGCCATCATTGACATGGTGTTAACCTGGCTAGACTGTAACATAGACGAGCCCCCTCCTGAAGGTATTCAGGAGGATAGCGCTAATTTAAAAGAAAAAATTATTTTAGCTTTAAATAATGATTCAACGATTGAAGATATACAAGGAGGTAATCTATGAAACTAAAAGAAATATTTAAACCAGCTGAAAAGCTGCCCTTTAAAATTATGATGACTGATCCAGCATCTAAGTTTGGGATGGAGGAGGTTACCAACCCTTACAGCGGTGAGTCCTGCGAGCTGCCCCGTTACGCGGTCGCGGTATACGACACCATCAAGGAGGCTGAACTAGCTGAAGATTATGATATTGTAAGGAAGGGGATCCATTGGTTCCAGGTCCATTTTACTGAGCAATATTACACGCTTCTAGATTAATGAATTCCAATCTGTTGGAAAACCGCATTGGTTGCTATGCAACTGATGCGGGAAAATTTTTTAAAAAAAAGGGTGGGCCCTCCCGTAAGGCTGCAAGCGTTCAAGCTTGACAGGGGTTCTGGGATATTGTAGGATGAATATAAATCAAAAGGATATAAAAACATGAATATAAAAGAAGCAAAAAAAATAATAGTATCATTGAGCAAGCCGGAGAAAATGCCGGGCTATGCTTACGGGATCCCGGCAGCGGAATGTAAAACGGGTGCCAAACTTAGGTTGATTCCTAACAGCGTTTGCGAGGGCTGCTATGCATTAAAAAATAATTATGTAAGATTCCCTGCAATTGTACAAGCACAATATAAAAGGCTTGAGTCTATAAAAAACCCGTTATGGGTGGAGGCTATGGCCGTTGTAATTAATTCTGAAGCCGTTTCAAAGCATAAAGTTTTCAGATGGCACGATGCCGGCGACGTCCAGGACCTGGACCACCTAAACAAAATTTTTGCCGTTTGTAGGTTAACGCCTGATATGCAGCATTGGATGCCAACTCGAGAAGCCTGGATCAAGGACCATTTAACCAGATGCCCAAAAAATTTGATTATTCGTTTATCTATGACTATGATCGACCAGCCATCCGCTGGTACCTGGAGCAATACTTCAACCGTAGTAACGAAAGATGCAACCTGCCCGGCTCCAACTCAAGGCGGCAATTGTGGAGATTGTAGAAATTGCTGGGACCCTGATATCAAAAACATAGCTTACGGGGTTCATTAATATGAAACTTAAAAATCTAATCAAAATAATCAATGAAAATAATAAACCGCCAGGGGGCTGGGCCACAAGCTTGCAAGGGTGCAAGCTTAAAAAAAAGGGTGGGCCCTCCCGTAAGTCGTCAAGCTCCCAAGCCCTCAAGCAAGGCGAAGCAGTCCTCAAGCCCACAAGCCAAGGGTTCAAGCTGGAGGCCTAAGTCTACAAGCTCCAGGATCCTGGAACCAGGGTACAAGCGCACAAGCTTAGGGTGGGCCCGCCCTGTTTTTCGATTTTTGTTTTTTCCTGAACCTGGTTCTGAACCTGGTTCTGGTTTCTGGGACCGGGCAACAAGGACAAATGAGTTTTTTGGATGACGTACGAAAAAGGCTATTTGGTGGGGTGAAAAGCGTATTTTGTTACCTGATGTTACCTTCAGCTCTACAAGAAAAAAGTGTCCATTATTATTGTAACCCAGTACGTCAGGAGTCCCAAATAAACAACGGTTTTCCAGCCTTGTCCAATTAATCTTGCTCTTAAATTTTTTAACTTCACACCACAAATCTTTCTCTAATTTAGCCAAGGTAACCTCTGCTATAATTTAGAGATAATCTTTGGCATCTTCCAAGTGCCGCCTCTTTTAATTCCTTTTAAATTTAAAATGTGCGTGTCTCTATCACCAATTATTCTAGTTTCCAATAATTGAATTTCGTACAGGTCTAATTTTTCACCATTAGGTAATTCAAACTGAACTCTAGCTTGTTGAGCTGCGGGAGATGTTAAGAATTTGTCTAAATATTGTCTTAATTCTTTTGCTTTCATATATTGTGTTTATATAAGATATTATGTATAAAGCAAGTATGAGTCAAGAAATTGTCAAGAAAAAGGCGGCTTATCCAATAGAGCTTACAGAAATGCAGCGTAGATTTTGTGAGTATTTAATCATGAATGAAGGCAGGACTACTAGAACAGAGGCGGCCATACAAGCTGGATACGAACCTAAACGAGCTAGAATAGAAGGGTCGGAGCTCATGCAAAACCCAAAAATTCAAAGGTACTTACAGGCTAGATCAAATGAAGTTAACAGATCATTTACAGTAACAAAAAATAACTATGTTAGAAGACAGCAAGTGTTATCTGAGAAATTAGTACAACAAGGTAAGATTGATAAGGCATTAGGGTTTGAGAATTTAATAGGTAAAGCAACCGGTCAATTCATGGATATACATATTCATGGCAATTTAAATGATCTAACTAGAGCTGAAAAATTAGAAGAAATAAAACGTATTAAAGAAATACAAAAAGACAGATTAGAATCTTTAACCGCACCAGAAACTAACGAATCTTCCGAATCGACTGAATAACAGAAGTAGGTATTATTGTTGTTCCACTAATATTTTCAAATGTGGGTTTGTTTTTTGATTTAATATAATCAGAAAAAATTCTTGTAACACCTTTCTTTTGACTAAATAAATATCCTGTTGAAACACATAGAGGTAATTTTGTTACACTTAAATCTTTTGTTTCGACCCAGTTTGCATCTGACTCAATATCAAACCATTCTATTTCAACGAAAGGGTACCTGGATATATCGTCTGTGGAGGCTTTAGAATTAAGGGGTATTATTTTTTTGTTCTTTGTTTTTCTTTTCTTACTCCTAGATTTAATCATACGTTAGTATAACATTCTCTCAGATATTTTTCATTTGAAAAATGTAAAAAAGTTGTCTCGCGCCCCTTAAGTCGTTGGTATTGTTATGTTTTTAGTACAATTGTATCTTTTGTATCCAATTGTATCCTGCTCCAGGATACAAATTTGAGCGAATAAGTGTTGGTATATAACAATTCTAGCTTTTGTACCTTTTGTACCCTGTTTTAAAAAAAAATAAAAAAGTTTTTTATTTTTTATACAGAAATCAGTATACAATTATTTAAATCGCCTATAACCCGCAGTTTTACTGACTTCATTGATCAATAATTGTATCTGGAGGGTCTTTTCAAGAAGATACAATTTTATAATATTGGTCTATTTTACGTAAAAAAGAGTGTTTATGCCTTACAAATTCCATTCCAGACACCTCAAACTTCTGAAATAGATAATCTTTTGTGCACATTAAAATGACTCCAGACTGTATTTTAGTATCATAGACTTGATTATGTGCCATTGCATAAGCTGCTAGCTGTTCAAAATAATCAGTTATCCACTCTCTTCTTTTTGGTTTGTTGCTTTGTTTAAAATCTACAATTGCAGGTTGTCCATCATATATGCCTACAATATCCGTGGCCCCTGCATAGAGGTCAGGGTAATATAAAGTTACTTCTTGCCCCCACACTTCTTCCAGGTCCCCGAGCCCTTGTTCTATAATCTTGTTGGCCATGACAGCCGCTTGTCTACCCAGGGGTGTTAGGTCCATGTGCCCGGTGCCGTCAATATATCCCTCTAGAAACGTGTGCATAGCGGTTCCACGAGTGGCTGCAGTATCCCTGACCTCATCCGCAGCTTTTTCTCCCAACCTAGCTTTCCAGGCTGCAAGAGAAGCTTTCTTTTCATCCGTCTGACAAGCTGAAAGTATCGTAGTCACGCTCGGTAATTTATCACCGTCTATATCATAGTGTCTGCCACCATTAACCACAGAACGCATAGACTTAGGGTATTGATAAAGTTTATTTATTAACATTATTCGGCTTCTTAACTCTATCTGCAAAACTCAATTTCAATCGGTCTTTACTTGCTCGCTCACATTCTTTCCAATTATCATATTCATTTTTTTTCATCCACTGGCTATGTATCAGCAAAATCTTGTTGTACGTTTCTTTAGTATATATTTTCTTTTTCATAGGTTAGTTGTGGTAGTAGTTAATTTAACGGGTAAAAAAAACAAGAACGAAGGCCCCGAACCAACGTCGACATTAATTGTCAGGAACCTACCACTATCCCCATAGGAAATCTCCCACGTTCTATTCTGTAATTACTCAAGTTCCACTTCTGGAAATATAAAATCAGGTAAATTATTTACTAGCTCAGAAGCCTCTACTTCAATTTCTTCATCCGTTTTTGAAAAGACAGGTTCATCAAGTGCATCTAATCCTACAAAACATCTTTCCTGTATTTCTTCCAATAGATTTTCAAATAGATCTTCTTTAAACTTATCTGTGTATGTATTACTCATAGTTATTCCTCACTTTCTAATTATAGTTTATAGTTTATCTTTTAAACTGTCAATATATTCTTGAGACTCAGGATCTAATTCTTTTTCCTTATAAGAAGTACTCCAATTAGAATCAAAAGAATCAAAATCATTATATTGTTTTTTCTTTTTTTCTTTAGTACAATTAAAAATATCTTCCCAATTTTTCCGGTAGGTATCATCAGGAATTCTAGATCTGCCGTCCCATTTACGTCCTTTTTCTCTACTCATATTGTTTTTTATATGCCTCCTGTTGTTCTTGTAACTCTTTCATCATTCTTTTTATTTGTTTTTTATAACGTTTGTCTTCAATCCTCTTCGGCTTGTTAAACTTATTTAAGTGCTTTGCTACTGGATTGGTACCCATAATAGTTTTAATTTAAATCCTTTCTATCCATATCTATATGATCAAAAGATACTTTTTTAGTATCCAAGTTAACAAAAATTAATTGTACGTTTAATTTTTTTTGTTTGTCAGTAAGAACTCTACCAACTTTCCATCCAGTTTTAGCTCGAACCGAAAAAGCTTTTACATCTACTAAAATAATTCCTCCTGTATCATCTTCGTCCACTAAGACTAAATCAACGGTGCCATTACTCGACATGTTACGAGCTACTAAATATCCTAAATCCATAAAATACTCAGCAGCAATTAGCTCAGCACGCTCACCTTTTATTTGTTTTTTATTTGGCATCCTTTTGATTAGAAAGTACAATTTTTAAATTATCATTTTCTTCATTTAATTTATCAAACTCTTTAACTAAAGAGTTATATTTAACTTCTTGCTCTAGTATCGCCGTCGCTGCCTTACGACACTGGAACTGCAAATATTCTTTTTGTTTGATAAGGTCCTCGATCCTTTGTTCTAAATCCAAGGGTCCTCTTTGTTGTTCCTGTATTCTTTTTATATCTTCTTCACTCACTTTAAATACCTTTTTCATTATTGTAGGCTGTGAAAACCATCTGAGTCTATGACAATATCTTTAATCTTATCTTCGTCAATCTCACCTTGACTATGACACACCGTACATTGTGCAGTCACATATTCTCTAGTTAACTCAAAAGGTACTTTAATATAACCATTTCCCCTACACGTAGGGCATATTGCTTTAGGCTTTTTTAAGTTTTCCATTTAATTTCTTCGCTTTCTCATTAATAATAATGCTTACTGTTTGTGATCTACTTAGAATCATATTAGGAACTAAAACCCTTCTTATTTTATCGATCAGATTATAGTCTATATGTTTTAAAGATATATTTTTATATTTAGTTATATCGGTCATTTGTTTACCTCTTTCATTTGTTTATATAATATAGGATATATCCTATATAACTGTAATGTCAATCTTTTATATTCACTGGCATATAAAACCTTGAATAGTCCCTCTACCATCTTTTAAATAATGCCCATTTTTTTTAGGGTCCTCAAATGTTTTATAAATACTATGGCGTTCTCTGTATTTATCTGAGAATTCTAAGCATTCATGAACAGATATATTTATAGGTGGTAATGTTAATTTTTGATGTATTAACGTGCCGTCATACATTAAAATAAGTATAATTAATTCTTTCATTTACACTTTATATTTTTCAGAAGTACTATTCGTGCCCCAATCAATTATTTTCTTGATCCCGTGTCCTTCTATATTTATTCCTGCGTAAGGAGCCCAGGCTTTTTTCATCAGGTTCAATTCTAAGATAAGATTAGACCACTGTTTTTGTGATATATTCTTACAAACTAGTGTTACTTTTCTTTGCGACATCGGCCATCCTTTCTAGAGTATTTATTCTTAGTTGTATGATTTCTGCTTCGTCTAAATATTTATTAATTATGTTAAACAAAGGTTCTGAATTTTGTTCTTCAAATGGTATTCCCATGTATTGGATTATTTTTCCTTCAACAAAGTTTTTTAATCCACGATTGTATGTTATTAGTTCTTTTATCATATAAGTTCCTTTCATGTTTTATTTATAGGATATTATATGATAATTGTCAACGCCCTTGTCCTCGATATTTTTTATAGCTCAATTTTTGGCTTTTATTAAGGCTTTTTGTGTGTCTTCCCGGACGTTTACGGTTTTTTGTTCTAGGTGTAAACTCGTCTCCTTTAGTCTTAGCCATTATTCTTCAAACAAATTTTTCACTAAAGAGTTCTTTTTTTTGGTGGTGTGTACGACAGGTAAATAACTAATCTTTCCATTAACATGTTGCTGTAGTTCTGCACCACATTCGACACACTTATAAAAATCCATACTAAGACTTATTAGCAAAACTTGTTCCTCACAAGTAGGACATATACCATGCACGATGTCTAATTTATTAAATTGAACTTTCATTATTGACAACTTAAACATTCATCGCTGTCTTTGTCAAGATCATCAAGTGTTTCTTTTTTCTTTGGTTTACATTTATCACAAAAAAATTGATTATCTGTTATAAAAAAATCTTCTGCACATTTACTGCATTTGCCTGTTAGTGGTTGTCCCATGAGTTATCCTTATTGTTATACTTTTATTTATCACACTAAGAATTAGATGTGAATAAACAATTAAATTTATAAAATATTTTTTCTTGATTAATCAAAGATTCTTCTAAAGTATTAATAGCATCAATAGATGTTTGATAGCCAGCTAACATACATTCTTTATGAGTATCATACAATTCTAAGTCCTGTACCCCTTCACCACAAGCTCCGTAAACAACAGAGCAGGCATAAATAATTAATATAAATTTCATCTATCTGCTATGCGATCCATATGAGAATAGATTCGACCTATTACCTTGTCCAGGTCCATCATTTCTTGCTGTAGCATGGCCACGATGGTTGACAATTCTATTAGTGTGACCAGTGTCCACGTGGCTAACCCCATTAAAATGGTGCCCAGTAAAGCAATTAGCATCGTGTTAGTCTTCCTATTCATTTTTAGGTCCTATAAATTTATCACCCATTAATTTAATATCTGGGTTTTCTTTTTTATAAGTCTCTTTTAAATCATCCCAGGCACTTTTAGAATTATCTGGTCTATCTCTATCAGTTATTGGGGTAACACCTCTACACTTTGATACTAATAATTTAAAATTTTTATTTTGTGCAAGACTAGGATTGTTATTAACTCTACCACACATCTTCATCAACTCTAGTTGTTGTTTTAAATCTACATTTTCTTTTATAGTTTTACAATCTACACCTAAATATTTTCT